CCGGCCGCCGATGCGGCGGCCCGCCAGGTGCTGGTCGGCCACGCGGATCACGCTGCCCGGCCGCACGCGGCAGGCATCCAGGCCGACCGAGAACGTGACCGAGCGCGTCTCCAGGTTGGAGGTCAGCAGCATCCACTTGCCGATCCGGTGCGCCTGGCCGCGCGAGGTGCAGCCGAACCCGGTCACTTCCACCTGCTGGATTCCATAGCGCGCGATGCCTTCGCGGTTCTCGACGTACTCGACCTTCTGGCGACCCATTTCGGACATGTCGTTCCAGGACACCAGCGCCACGGTGTAGCGCGTGGTCAGCGCCGAGCCGACGTAGTTGAAGCGGCCATCGACCACGTTGGCCGACGAGAACGTGTAGACCGGATCGCCCGGCATGTCGGCCGAGGCGAACACGGCGGCGTTGGCCCAATAAGCCATGCCGCGGAAAATGGAGGCGAAGTCCTGCACCACCCGGTAGGCGTCGGCCGCCTGTTGCAGGTAGACGTTGCAGGTGAAGCGCGGTTCCTTTCCGCCGAAGCCGTCATCGACCATCTCGTCGCAATAGCGGCCGATCTGGTACAGGCCCCACTTGTCCAGCCAGCCCGCCGGCACGCGCGTGCCCAGGCCATAGCGGTCGTTGCTGATGAGGTCGTAGAACACCCAGGCCGGGTTGTTGGTCCAGGCCAGCTTGAAGGTGCCGTCCCACACGCCGTCATAGCGGCGCAGGTCCGGGTGATAGTTGGACGGCACCCGGATGATGCGGCCGCGCACGTGGTACGCGCGGGTGGGAATGCTCTGGAACTGCGACGCGTCGATCTTGATGCCCACCAGCGCCGACATCGGATAGCGCAGCTTGGCGTCGACGATCTCGGTGACCGTGTCCACCACGGTGCGGTCCGAGATGGTGTTGCTGTTGGCGTTGGGCGTCACGCGGCGCACGCGCACGGTCCAGCCCTGGCGCGCGCGCGGCAGCTCGATGCGGTGCGAGCGCGTATAGCGCTGGGTGGTCTTGCCGTCGAACGCGGTCGACAGCACCGTCTGGTAGCCGGCGCCGTCGGTGTTCAGCTCGATCACGTATTCGACGCGGTAGCCGTTGATGTCGCCGTTCTTGGTGTCCGCGCGGCTCAGGCCTTCGACCGCCAGCGTGACCCGCACGGCGGAAGCCTGCAGGTTGGTGAACAGACGCGTCCACGGCTGGCTCGACTTGAGCTCGGCGTTGATGCCGATGGTGCTTTCCGACGCGGGAAAGCCGGGCAGCGGCTCCTGCAGCTGCGTGCCGGTGCGAAAGTCGATCGACGCGCCGCTGAAGTTCAGCGAGCCGTCCTCGTTGGCCACGGGCGTGCCGTTCAGGTAGACATCGCGCAGCGCGTTGTCCATGCCGTGCACGGGACCGTAGATCTCGCCTTCGCCCAGCAGGTCGATGACGCGCGCGTAGGCGGTGCTGTGCAGGCTGTCGGGCGATTCCACCGGCGTGCGGCCGCCGCCGCCGCCCTTGCCCTTGTGGCCGACAAGGCCCTGGCCCTCGGCCAGCGGCTTGCCGCCAAAAGAAAAGGCGCCCGCGGGCGCCCTGTTCCTGATGCGATGTCGTTGTTTCATACCTGGTCTTCCGAATAGATGCCCGCGGAGATCGTGGCGCTGCCGACGAACATTTCCCCGTACAGCAGCGGCACGGGATTGCCCTGTGCCGTCGTGTTGACGGGCCCGTTGAAGTTGTAGGAGGCGCCGTTCTCCGGCCTGTCCCTGGCGCTGAGCAGCCGCTGCTGCGGCGACAGCATCTGCGCGACGCCGCCCAGCATCATCGACAGGCCCAGCGTGGCCGTGGCCTGAACCATGCCCCCCGCCGTGAACGCCGCCGTCAGGCCGCCGCTGTAGAACGCCGCCGCGGCGATCAGCACCGCCCCCAGCACCGTCTGGAACAGGCCGCCGTTCTTGGCGCCCGCCAGCACCGGCGCGATGCGGATGGCGTCCGCGCCCACCGGATGCCCCAATTCGTCTTCCGACAGATTGCGGCGGCCGGCGAAGCAGGCGAAGCGCACGCCCCGTTGCTCGCTGTTCGCGAGCGCGCGTTCGAAGCCCGGCAACAGGGCGCACAGCGCCCGCACCGCCTCGGCCGGACTGGCCACGGCCAGACGGTGTTCACGGCCGAAGCGCGCGCCCAGCCAGCCGTAGAGTCGGACCACTCGTGTCCTGTCGTTCATGTCTTTTCTCCATGGCGCAGCACCACCCGGGTGGCTTCGCGCCAGAATCCGCCATACACGACCCGCTCGGAGTCGCGCCCATACAGGTGGTGCAGCATCGCGTCGGGCAGCGGAAACAGGTCCGGCGCCTCGCCCAACGGCTGCGCGCCGAGAAACACGCCGGCATGGTTGGCGCGATCCGAACGCACCTGCATCACCACCACGTCGCCCGGCGCCAGCGCTTCATGCGGCTGCAGCGGGCGAAAGCCCGCCTCGGCGTAGTGATCCATATACAGGTCGCCGGCGCGGCCAGGTTCCCACCAGCCATCCTCGCGCGGAAAGTCCGGCAGCTTGATGCCGCGTTCGCGCGCATACCAGTCGCGCACCAGCGAATAGCAATCGAGCACGCCGTGCGCGAACTGGCGCCCCAATAGCGGCGCCTGGAAGCCCTCCGGCGTGAAGCCGCGGATCTCGCCAGCCTTGATCCTGCCGTCCAGGTCCTTGGCCACGGCGACGATGTACCAGGGCAGGCCGGACGCCTCGCAGGCCACCCGATCGGCTTCGCTGGGCAGCGCCGTCGCGTCCGGGTGCGAGTGCACCACGGCCGTGATCCGTCCGCTTTCCTCGGCCGCCGCGTAGTCCCGCGCCGACATGACGAAGTGCTCTTCGCTGGCGGCGGTGTTGCGGCACGGCACATACCATTCGCGTCGGCCCGCCTTGACCACCAGGCCGCAGCATTCCTGCGGATACGTCGCCACGCCATGGTCGCGGATGGCCTGCATCGTGCGTTTGAGCATGCCTATCCCCTGACCAGGTCGGCGGATGGAAAACCGCCGAAGTTGATGACTTCGTACTCGCCGAAGCGCTTCTTGCAGTCGGACATCAGGCCCGAACAGCGGTCCAGCGTCGGATCGCTGACCGGCTTGCCATCCAGGTCGAACATGCGGCTGCCGGTGTAACCGCAGTAGGGGCCGCGATAGCCGCCCTTGCGCAGCCACGAGCACACGCCAGCGATGATCGGCCGGTCGGGCAGCTTCTGGCCATTGAAATCCAGCGCGCTGGACAGCGAGAATTCCACCACCTCGGCGGTCTCGGCGGTCTTTTGCTGCACCAGCCAGACTTCCTGCGGCAACTCTTCCTGCGGGTCGGCGGTGGGATTGCCCTGCGGGAAATTGACCGCATCCAGATACTTCCCGAGCGTGCGGCGCACCACCACGCGCGCGCCCACCAGGTCATCCAGGTGGACGCAGAGCGCCGAGATCACGCCCACCACCGGCTTACCTTTGTCATCCTGCCCGATATTGCCCACCGACAGCGTCGGCGAGGGCTGCTGCCCCTCTCCCACCAGTTCGAACCCTTCGGCGCGGATGGCCCACGGATCGTACTGCTGCCCCTGCCACCAGATGGCGCCCACTTGCGTGTAGCCATGGAAACGCAGGACCTGGCCGCCGATGGCCGTCGCATCCAGCTCGAACAGCTCGACCAACGCGCCGACTTCCAGCTTTTGAACGTCTGAATAAATACCCATTGCTATTCCTCCCCGGCCTGCCGTGGCGGTTGCCCGGACTCGCCGGCCTCGCCACGCAGGCGCTCGACCTGCCTGGTCAGTTCCTCGATACGCCGGTGCATTTCCTGCATGGCGCAGACCATGCGCGCGACCAGCTTGGAGCTGTCGACGCCTTGCAACTTCATGCGTGGCGCGGCGCCGTGGACATCGGTCATGACCGCGTCCTTTTCGCCCGACACGGCCAGCGGCGCCACTTCCTGCAGTTCATGCGCGATGAAGCCATCCTGCGCGCTGTCATCCATCACCATCCGGAACGTGCGTGGCCGCATGCGCAGCACGGACCGCAAGGCCCAGGCGCCGTCCATGTCCTCGATGTCGTACTTCACCCGGTAGTCCGACGTGGTGTTGTACGAGGTTGCCGACGGCGAGGTCTGGATGGTGCCCACCAGCCCGCCGGCGGCGTTGGTGAATACGATGGGCGACGTGTGGTCCGCCTGCGGGCTGTACAGCGTGCCGAAGCGGCTGCCGCCACCCTCGAAGTTGATGGCCTGCCGCACCAGGTAATTACGGTTGTATTCCGCGCCCAGGACCCAGGTGGCGGCGGTGTTGATGCGCCCGCAGTCATAGCCGATGACTTCGAAGATCAGCGGCTGGTAGGCGCCCGTCCCGGTTCTGCCGCTGGTGATGTACGAGCCCGACGGAAAGCACTGCAGGGACAGCACGCTGGCGTTGGCGCCGCTGTCCTGCCACACGTTCACGCGGCTGCCCGCGGCGGCGGTGCCGGGTGCGACATTCAGGTTGCCGGCCCCCGACAGGCTCTGGAAGACCCCGCCCGCATTGGGCCCGAAACCCATTGCGCCCCGGACTTTCCAGGTTGCGGAATCGAACGCCAGGTCCTGCGCCACGTTCGGATCGTATTTCGCGTAGGCCGTGCCATTCCAGCGGTGCCAGCCCGCGCCGTCGACGTAGATGTCGCCGCAATCCGCGGTCGGCATCTGCAGCGCATTGCTCCAGCTGCCCACGGCGCGCCACGGTTGCCAGCTGCCGTTGGTGGTGTTGCCGTGGCGCACATACCGGCGCGGTTTCTGACCGGTGAAGAGCACCGACATTTCCTGGCACACGATGCCCGCCGACAGCCAATAGACATTCATGTAGCCGGCATTGACGGCGGCGCTGGGCGGCCAGTTCGATCCGGCCGACATGGGCGTGGCGCCGACCCAGGTGTAGAACGTGTTGTCGGCGATCAGCGTGTTGGCGTCCGTCGCGGCGGTCAGGTAGACATGCGTCATGGCCTGATCGGCGCGAGCCTGCTCGAACCAGGCGCCCCAGGTGGCGACGCCGGCGCTCTGGAAGCGGTTGCGGATGAATTTGCGCGGATTGGCCAGCGTATAGGTGGTGTACTCCTGGTACACCGCGTTGTTGCTGCCGGTGCCGAATTTCACCGACAGCAGGCCCGCCAGCGGCGCGGGATAGTTCGCTCCGGCCGCCGCGGCCGCATTGGTGTTCTGGCTATAGTCGCCCGGCGTGGCATAGGTATCCAGGTCATCCGCGGCGCCCAGCGGCCGCGCGTTGACGCCCGGGATCTGCGCCTGCGGCACCTTGCCGCCAGCGTCCAGCGTGGCAATGCCGCCCGGCGCCGCCAGCTGCGCCGAATCGACGCTGGCCACCCAGGACGACCAGGTGCCGGTGATCAGCGACCGGTTGTAGACCTTGTTGCCATTGCCGGCGTAGTACACCTGGCACACGCCGGAGGTGACGCTGGCGCCGCCCTGGGGCGAGGCCGACATGACCAGCAGGTAGCCCGACTGTCCGATCGGGAAATTGCTGCCCCCGGCCGCGATCGCCGACGTGGCGACGGCCCACAGTCCCCGTTGCGTATAGCCGTTCAGATCCTGCGCGGCTGCCATCGAACCGGCATAGGACACCACGGTCGAGACGTCGGTCAGTTCCTTCCAGGCGGACCAGGTGGTGGCCGACACCCGCACGCGCCAGAAGCGCTGCATGGCGGCCGCGACATTGGTGCGGGTGGTGTAGACCTGCGCCACCGGCGTGCCGGTGGCCGTGACTTCAAGGAAGCCGACGTTGGCCACCGGATAATGGGCGCCCGCCGTGGCCCCGGCGATGGTGGACTGATAGAACGAACCCGGCGTTGCGTAGTCGTCCAGGTCGTGCGCGGTCGTCGGCAGGACGGCCGCGAACGCGCTCGGGATCTGCGCCACGGGAACCTTGCCATTCGCGTCCAGCGTGGCCAGGCCATTGGCGGCCCCTTTCTGCGACAGCGCCGGCAGCTCCTGCCAGGCGGCCCAGATGCCGCCATAGAACGAGCGCCAGAAACGACGCGAATAGGCGCCCGACCGGTACTGGGTGTATTCCTGGTACACGAACAGGCCGTCCGCGGAAGCCGCCACTTCCAGCAGGCCGGCGTTCGCGATCGGATAATTGCTGCCCGTCAACGCGTTGGCGTTGGTGCCCTGGTGATAGCGTCCGGGGTTCGTCAGCGTGTTCAGGTCCACCGTCGCGCCAAGCGCCGACGCGTTCCACAGGCCAGCCAGTCCGGACTGCACGTCGGCGAAGTTCGCGTTCACCTTCTGCATGGCCACGCGCAGCGGATCGCCCGCCTGGTCGTTGTCGGTCTTGCCGACATTGATCGCTTGTAGGGTTGCCATGGTGTCAGGGCCTGAAGACTTGTTGGAAGGTCACGGCCAGCGAGTACATCTCGCCGCCCATCGCGGTCAGGTCGTAATCCGTCGCGGTGTAGTAGCCTGGCTCGCCCAGCGGCGGTTGCCACTGGAAGTTCCGATACCCCTGGTGCCGGTCCAGGAACGCCACGATCGGCCCGACCTGCGCTCCCGAGCCGGAGAACTGCAGCGGCCACGAGGCCACTTTGTTGTTGATGCCGTCGGCCGCGGTCTGGCTGTAGCCATCGCCGAACTGCGCGGTCAGCACGCGAAACTTGGTCCGCCCTTGCGGATTGACGCGCGGCGACCAGGTGAAGGTTTCGATTGCCATGATCATGCCCCCGCTAAACGGTTGTTGTTGGCTTGCCAGGCCAGGCCGCCCTGGCGATACGATTGCGTCATGCGGCGGTCGACCAGCTGGGTGACGTATTCGCCTATCTGCTGGCCGAACTGCTGCCAGCCGCCCTCGCCCGATTCGCTCGAGGAACTGACGTTGCCGTCCTGCACATAGACGTTGACGGACACGCCGCCCGCGGCCTGACCCGTGTCGCCGCCCACATTCGGGAAAGCGGCGCGGATGCCGAGCGAGCCGTCGGCGCCGCGATGCAGCGGCATGATGGCCTCGGGGCCGGCTTCGCCCATGACGCCCATGGGGAAGGCGACGGGGCTGGCGGTCATGCCGTTGGTGAAGGCGCCGCCTTTGGCGAACTGGACGGGAAACGCCTGGGCCACCGACGGCACGATGGCGCTGCTGGCGCTGCTTGCGCCACCCGAGCCGAACAGCCCTGCAATGAAGCCCCCTGCCTGGCCGATCCAGCCGCCCAGGCCGCCCGAACCCGACATGAATTCCTTGCCCAGCAACGTCTCCATGAGCTGGGCGGAGGCGGCCGATGTCACCATCTTGGCCACGTTGTCCAGGAACGACAGCCCCATCTTGTCGAATTTCTCGGAGACGAAGTCATACATCTTGGTGCCCAGAATGTCCTGGATCTTGCCCGCGCCGTTGCGCGCCGATTCGAGCAGCTTGTCGTTCACCTTCGCCATGAAGTCGCCGTCCTTCTCGACGAGTCCGAGATTGCGCCGCTCCTTGTCGTACTTGTCCTGGCTGAGCGTGCCATCTCGCAGCGCGTCATCGAGCGCACCCTGCTTCTGGGTCTTCTCGCGTCTGGATTCCGCATCGGGATCCGCGAGATTCTCGATATAGGCGCGCATCTTCGTCTGGTCGCGCAGCCTGTCGAGATCCCACGCAGCGGTCGTCAGGCTGTACTTGTCGCTGGGACTCTCGCCCGCGAACCGGCCGGCTTCGGTTTCGTACTCCATCTTCGCGGTTTCGGATGTCCGGCCCAGCATCGCGCCGGTCTTTTTCATTTCCGCCAGCGCCTGCTCGACCGCCTCGGACCGGATCGCCTGGGCATGCTTGTTCAGCGCGTCCGTCGACTTTTTCTTGCCGTCGGTGCCCTTGTCGGTGGTGTCGTTGCTTTTCTGGCACACGGTCGCGGCCCGCGCAACGGCGCTCTCCCACGCCCGCCGGGCCGCCGCATTGCGATTGAGCTCGGCGGTGTTCTGTCTGAGCGCCGAGGTTTCCGCCGCGATGTTCGCGGCGTTGTTGTTGTTTGCCATGGTCCTATACCTCACATAGATCCGCCTCCGGCCCGCTCGCGCGGGCCGGACACGTCGTCAAGACCCCTTCTTGATCTTCGACATCAGGAACGCCTTCAACGCGTCCGCCCCCGCTTCGGCGGGAGGTTCCTCGTCTTGCGCGCCCCAGCGCACCAGCATGTCGGTGGCGCGCACCTTGGCCCCCGCCGCCCGCGCCACCGTGGCGGCCAGGCTGGCGGCGAGCACATCGGCCCGGTCGTCTCCCAGCGGAGACGTCCGGTCCCATTCGCGCCACAGCGACACTTCATGGGTGTCGATGGTGTCCATCAACTCGCCCAGCGTGCGCCCCAGTCGAAGCGCCAGGACCATCAGGAAACGGAGGTCTGGCGTTTCCTGGAGGGCTTTTTTGCGCGCTCCTGCGCCCCCTCCCCGAGGTTGCCCAGCTCGATCGCCTTGGCCACCAGCGTGGCGTGCGCCAGCCCGTAGGCCGCGGCCACGACGTCGACGTCTTCGTCGTCGAAGACGCGGCGCGGCCCCTGTTCGGTCTGCTCGAACAGCGTGCGCACCAGCAGGCTGGCCGAGGCGCGGGTGTAGTCCACGCCCGGCGCGTCCAGCTTGGCGCGCACCACCTCGTTGTCCTCGCCCGGCACCACGCCCGCCGCCGCCCAGATCGCGCGGATATGGAACAGATGGTCGCCGGCGCTGGGCGCGCGCACGATGACGCGCGCGTCCTGCCATTGCGGCACGGTCAGGATTTCGTGGGCGAAGCCGGCCAGCGGGTCGACCGCCAGGCCGCGCAGGCCCGCGGCGCGAGAAGAGGAATTGATCGACGTGTCCGTCATGGCGCTCAGCCCCCGTTGGCGGGCGCGTCGGTCAGCTTGACGGCGCCGGTGACGCGCACGTTGAACGTGGCGGACACGACGTTGTCCAGCTGGCCTTGCCACTGGTATTGCGTCACCAGGCCGAGGAACTCGAACTTGGCGCCGTCGGCGAAGGTCACGCGGAAGGCGCGGGTCTTCTTGTCGCTGCGCGCGGCCACCAGCGCCTTCTGGGCGGGATCGCCAGCCTTCCAGTTGCCGGCCATGCTGAAGGTGCCGCTGTCGTCCAGGCCCAGGGCGTATTCCTTGGCGGTGGACTTGAGCACGGTGACGTCGATCTCGGTGGTCTGGCCGCCCTGGAAGTTCGGGTCCTTGATGGTGATGGCCAGATCGGCGTAGGTCAGGCCGGCGGCGCCCAGGTCTTCGGTGGCCGTGGTCGACACTTCCAGCTGGGTGCCCTGGGTTTGAACGAATTGCGAAACGGTAGTACCTGCCATTGCAGACTCCAAAAAAAAAGCCCGCCAGAGGCGGGCAACAAAGGCGTTTCCGGAGATCCGGAGCGGCCATGAAAAAGCCCCGCGGCAATTGCCGAGGGGCTTGGTCGGTACGTTCAGATTTTCTTCGGGCGCAACTTGGCCCGACGACTCAATTATGCGGATGTGGCGCCCGCGCCGCAAGCCTTTGCGCGATCGGCGTGTCGCACTTGCGGCGCCGTCACCAGCCCGCGCCGGCGCAATGCCGGCAGCAGGGCGACCTTGGCTTCCTGGTAGGCGGCGTGCTGCTGCTCGGGCGTCAGGCGCGGGTTGCTGAAAACGCGAGCGCCGGCCGCCCGGTTGCCGGCATGCACGCCGATCGCGGAGCGCTGCTGCCACGGCAGCTCGTCGATACACAACTCGGTCTGCTCGCCGCGCGCGGCGGCCAGGCGGGCATCGACGTCTTCGTCGTCGTAGGCCTCGTCGGCCGTCATGCCGCGCGCGAACGCCGAGACCCGGCCGACGCCCAGCTTGGGCCGGTAGCCCCGGCTCCAGTGGTACCACTCCATGATCAGCGCTTCGACCTGATCCGACTCTTCCCGCGTCATGTTCTGCCCCTTCTGGTTGCGGCCCTGCGCCGCCTGCTGCCAACCGGCCCGCTCCGCCGGCCGCGACACAAAGGAACGCGCGATGGCGGCGCCCGCCTGCGATGCCGCCGCGACCCAGCCCTGCGGGGCCTGCAATGCCATGTTTCCTGCCTGATTCATTTGCCGCTCCTTGCCATTGAGTTCGATGCCGGTGTCCGTCGCTGGCGGACGCTGCCGAGGTGGCGCCGCCCGGGCGCCGGTGTTGCGGATCGCCATTGCGGCGGTCCGGATGGATGAGGGAGAGAAGCCCTTTGGTAGCGATACGCTACCCACGCTTCCGTCTGATAACAGCACACGTTTTGGGTAATCCATGAGTAAGATTCTACAAATGTATAATCCCGTTTTCAACACTTGTTGTTGCACAATTTTCCACAACTGTTTAGCGTTGACACCATGGCTCTCGGAAAACAAATCAGGCGCTATCGCGCCGCTCTCGGTCTCACCCTGGAACAGCTGGAAGCGCGCACCGGCGTGGGCGTGGGCACCATCGCCGCGCTCGAGGGGCGCGACAGCGAACGTTCCAAATACGCGGCTCGCCTGGCGGCGGGATTGGGGCTGTCACTCGAACAATTGCTGGACGAGTCGGCGCAGTATCCGCCGGACGTCGTGCTGGCCGATGCCGGCGGCGGCGAACCGCCGCGGGTGGACCACGGCGCGGGCGATGATCTGCGCATCCCCCGCTTCGATACCGGCGGCGCCATGGGCGCGGGCGTCGAACTGCGCGACCAGCCCGGCGTGATCCAGAGCCTGCGCGTCAGCCAGGAATGGCTGCACAAGAACCTGCGCCACTACACCGCGGCCGCCAACCTTTGCGTGGTGACGGGTTTCGGCGACAGCATGCGGCCCATGTACAACCCGGGCGATCCGCTGCTGGTTGACCTCGGCGTGGTCAAGGCGGAAGTCGACGGCGTGTTTTTCTTTCGTGTCGGCAACGAGGGCTTCATCAAGCGCCTGCAGCGCATTCCCAGCGCCCAGGGCCTGCTGATCCGCGCCAAGTCCGAGAACACCAAATACGATGCCTGGGACATCACCGAAGACATGGATCTGCAGATTTTCGGACGTGTGTTGAAGGTCTGGCGCAGCGAAGACCTCTGACGCCGCGCCACGGCGTCAGACCGCTTGCCGACGCGCGCGCCGGCCAGGCGGACGCGGCCTCGCGCGCCACTGTCAGGGCCGGTGCGTCAAAGCCCGACGCGCTGCGGCTGCGGCGATTGCCAGCTGCCGTCCAGCAAGGCCGGCTTGGGCCAGTAATAGCGCAGCGTGATCGTGAACGGCCCCGCCGGCGCCGGCAGCCAGTTGGCCTCGCCGCCCTTGCCGGGCGTCTGGGGCTGGATGTGCAGCGTCAGTCCGCCGTCGCGATCGCGCTTGAGCGCGGGCAGCATCGACGAATCCACCAGCGTGCGCCGGACGGCCTGGGGCGCCTGCGCGGCCCCGGCCGGACGCTGCAGCGTCACCGACCAGAACGCATTGACCGGCGGCAAGGCGCGCGGCGCGAACCGCAACGTATACGGCTGGGCGCCGTCCAGCGGCTGGCCCGCGGCGTCGGTGGCCAGCACCGTGGTGATCGATTCTTCGCGGCTGTCCGTGCCCAGGCCGACCTGCGCGCCAGTGGCGCGCGCCAGATAGTCGTTGCCGAGCGTGCGGCGGTCGCCGAACAGCGTGTCGGCCTTGCCGTCCAGCGCCAGGCGGCGTTTGTCGATCTCGTTCTGGCCGTCGTGCATGCCTTCCTGCATGACCTGGCGCAGGCGCGGATTGCTGCCCTCCGCGACCGCCGGCGCGCCGGGCCGGATGCGCATGCTGTCCAGCCGCTTGCGCAGCGACTTCTCGCTGTGCGCCACCGGCGCGAACTGCAGCAGGAATCCAAGCTGGTTGTAGAACTCGAGCGAGGTGCGCATCTGCGCGGGCGATTCGGGCGCCAGCCACTCGATCGTGGCCGGCG